TTGCTTTTGATGCTTTTGAAATGGATATGGATAGATTTACTGTAGGACATGAGAACAATAGTATTAATCCAGATACCGGATACCCTGAATTTGAGGGTATGAATTATGATGAACTATGGCGGATGCAGATACAGGCACAACAAGAGGCAGTAAAGGAAAGAGAGGCTTATAGAGATCAAGCTTGGTCAAGACAAATTCAGCAGCAAGAGGAAACTAAAAGGATACAAGAAGAATATGATTTGACAGCAAGAGAAAATAGAGCAGCCAATGTAAGGGCAGCGTCCTTAAGGCATAAACAACAAGAGGAGAGATTAAGAAAGACCCAAGCAGAAACTCGTCTATTAGCTGAAGAACGCCGTACCCATGAAAAGGTTCAAGCAGTAAAAGCAGAACGTAAAAGACAAGCTAGAAAAAAGGGTAAGACCCATGCTCTTACTGCTGCAACAGCCGCTGCGGCTCATGCCCCAAATAAACCTAGAGGAGCAGGAGTAGCTAAAGTATCTCGTAGAACGGCTCCCACAAGATTTTATAGCGCACCCGGTACTGGTGCTGGCGGCGAGGGTGGTCGTCACACCGCAATGGGTCGTAGACCCGCGTGATAGAAAGAAGGTAAACTATGGGAACATCAGTAGATAATACAATGCCTTACGTTCCTGATCCAGTCGAACAAACTGCTGCGTATGATGAGTTTATGGATGAAACTAGGGCTGAAGAAGATCTAGCGTGGCAAGAGAGAATGGATGAGGTTCTACAACAAGAGGAGGAGTTTAAAGCTTTAGAAGAGGAAGTAATCTCTCAAGAGGAATTAGAGCTACAGCAAGAAGAAGAGCAGATATCAGATACAGAGCAACAGGCTCAACAAGAAGCTGGTGTAATCCAAGATCCTACTGCTCCGGGTCAAGACCCTGATGATTTCTTATATGGATTCTATGGTTTAATTGATGATGAGGAATATTATTCAGATCTGGATGGTGATGAGGATGATTATTATTGATCTTTATTAGGAGATAACAATGGCTGAAGATAAAATTGTAGAACGCTGGAGACTATTAGATGGTCAGCGTCTTATGAGCCTAGAGCGCGCACGAAAATGTGCAGCACTCACAATTCCCTCCTTACTTCCACCAGAAGGTTTAACAGAAGAGAATCAATTACCTCAGGCTTATTCATCTGTTGCAGCTAGAGGCGTTACTAATATGGCCTCTAAAATTCTATCGGCTATGCTTCCCCTAAACGATGCTCCCTTTTTTAAGTTTGAATTATCTACTGGCATGGAACCAACACAAGAAATAGAGAACTTTCTAGATAGGTTATCTTATCAAACCTATAATAAACTTTCCAGTCGAAACCTAAGAGAAACAATTTATCTTGCCTTGCAGCATCTTATTGTTATTGGGGATGTGTTAGTAATTCAAGAAGATGATTTTAATTTTAGGGTAATTCGATTAGATCAGTTTGTTTTACGTAGAGATGTAGACGGTATTACTCAGGAGATCATTTACCTAGAGTATATAGCTAAGGATAATGATGAGGAAATTCTAGCTGGTTATTATAACTCTACTACAAATGCTAAGAAAGGGTATGATACAGTATATGTAAGACTAGAATTACAAGAAGATGATACATGGAAACAAACAGCCCAAGACGAAGAAGGAACAACCGTAAACTCAGGTTCGTTTAAAGTATCTCCTGTGGTTCCATTACGATGGGCTATTGTTGCAGGGGAAAATTATGGTCGCTCTCATTGTGAGGATATTATTGGCGATATCCAGACTCTCGAATCATTTACCGAAGCTTTAATCGAAGGTATTGCTGCTGGCTCAGCCTTTTGGATTGGTATTGATCCCGCAGGTTTAACTGAATTAGATGACATTGCTGGAACCTCTAATGGAGGCTTTGTGTCTGCAAGACAACAAGATGTCTTTACCCTTAGTCCTTCTGGTACTATGAACCCTCAGATTCAATCGACTCAGAGTGGTGTCGAAACTATGCGAAGAGAGATTGGCAACGCTTTCTTACTCAGTGGTTCAGCAATACCTAGTGGAGATCGTGTTACCGCAACGGCTGTTCGAATGATTGGTTCAGAATTAGAGACAATTCTAGGTGGTGCATTCTCAGCAATTTCTAGAGAATTAATGGAGCCTATTGTTCGTCGATCAGTACATCTTATGCTTGAAAATAATGAGATAGATCCTAGATTACAGGAACAGTTTTCTGAAGATGGTTTGTTAACAGTAGAGATTGTAACAGGATTACAAGCACTTAGTAGAGACACAGATCTTTCTAAGCTTATGCAAATGGGTGAGATGGTAAAGAATTTACCGCCACCCGCACTTGAATTATTTAGATGGGATGAGTATGCTAAAGCTCTAATTACCTCTATTGGATTTGATTCTACTAAGTGGGTTAAGTCCCCTGAGGAAGTTCAGGAAGAAAAGATGGCTCTGATGGAACAGCAACAAGGCGCACAAACACAAGCTGGTATCCAAAGTCAACTCGCCCAATCGGGAGCCGGTGCTGTCGGAGACTTGGCTGCTAAAGATCTACAGGAAACAGGTGGTCAAGGTATCCAACAAATCTTACAACAGAATCCTGAATTAGCAGAGCAGGTTTCGCAACTTAGTGGAGGTGTAATCTAATGGCTTTTCAAACCTCTACTATTGCTTCTTCAACCACAACTAAGATGCCTGCCGGATATACGAAAAAGTATTCCGCTTCAGCTACTAGTGTACTTTCATCTACAACCGATGGTGTTGTGACTACCTCAATTTCTGATGTATTTGCTAATAAAAAAATAGCTGTTGCTGTGGAAACAGTTGTTAGGTTTAATGCTGATGCTTCCATAAGATTGCAAGCATCTCCAGATGGTACAAATTGGGTAGATGTTTCAACTATATCAGCTACATCAGGACTTACCGCAGTTGGTACTAATACATTTGTTGTAGATAACAGTGATTTTTATGCACCGTATTGGCGGTTAATTATTAATGAGGAAGCTGCCACTATATATGGTGGTTCATATTCAGCCGGAACCGTTAAGACTGAATACTCTATAAGTTAGGAGAGAACTAATGGCAACCTTTATAGTCGAGGAAGACTTTGCAACTTCCACAGTTAATTTATATACAAAATATGAAACAGCAGCCTCTCCTCTTATCTCTGGTCTTACGGGATCTGGTACTGGTGATATCTTAGCCTCTCGTGCCATCAGTACTACAGCTTTTAACGGTAAGAAAATTATGGTGGGAGTAGATGTTACTATTGCTTTTTCTGATGTTGCTTCAACCTTAACAGTACAGCTATCTCACGATGGTAGTAACTTTACTGATACCTTTGCTACAATATCTTCAGATATTACCCCTAATGTTACTGGTCTTAAGATGGCTTTGGTTGATTTTACAAATACAGATGTTCCATTCTTTAGAATTGTAGCTAATGCTAGTGGGTTAACTTGGGGCAATAGTGGTAAACTTAAGTTCTTTTACCTATTACCACCGGCATGATCAATAGAGTAACTGTTGATATCCCTGAGCAAGAGCTAGGATCATTTAAGATTCAACACTGTAAAAGAAAATATGGTAAAGAAACTATATTATTCCATAATAAACAACACATAATGTCGGATAGACCAAGTGAATTTATAGAACATAGGCCGCTATTTTCTGAGACACTGAGGGGAAACATATTAGTTACTGGCTTAGGTATAAGCTATGTACATAATAAAATATTGTTTTCCCCTGAAGTAGAACGAGTTATTATCTTAGAAAAATATCCTGAGGTTGTAGGATTAGTATGGCCTTATTGTAAAAAGGATGATCGGTTTGAAGTTATTTGCTATGACTCCGATGACTGGGAACCTACTTTGCATTTCGATTTGGCTTGGATGGACTCTTGGACGGAGCATCATTCTGTCCCTCAAGAACTATGGTGGAAAAAAACAGAAGAGAAGTACAGTTCGCACTGTGATAAAATAATGTTTTGGAAGCCTACTAAACTTATGAACGGAGGTTGATATGGCAACTTACACTCCTACTGCTTCGGCTACTTCGGGAGCAAGGATACCTTGGCCTATAGATAAACCTCTCTGTCGATTAGAAATATCTAAAAACATACCAACGCCTATAAAATATGAAGAAGATAATACAACATACACAGTACCTATAGATGGGTCGTTTGCTACGACGCACGTAGGTACTGGCTGGATTCAATCTGGTAGAACATATCTTTTATCAGTTACAGTTCGTTATCAAATGGATGATGCTGGTGATGATTTAGTAATTACTATGTTGGAACGTAGTACTGGATCTAATGTGGTTATGGATGGTTCTAAAATGAAACACCTTGGTAGGCAAAATCCACCAACAAACCATTATTCTACGTATACTTTTGTTACTCAGTTTACTGCTAGTAGTACTAGTACAAATGGACCTATAGTTTACTTAGAACATACTGGAGCAGGTACGGCAACTAGTCCTATACAAGACTATGCTCAAATGATTTTGTTTGACCTTACGGATATGACAGAAGGTAATGATTATTTCTACGAAGAGAACTCAACAGATGCCTCTAATACAACTACCCCAGTTACGAGAGAATCCGCCACATTAAACTTAACAAAAGATAATAAAGGTCTTTGGTTATTGGGTGCTGCGTCTCAATATAAGTGTAATAACGATAATGACTATGAGTCTACGGTTATTATTAGGAATCAAGATGCCTCAATTTTAGGGGGAGATGTTTTAACATTAGATACAAGTGAAACAAATGATGAGGATATGCTTACATATACTACATTATTAGATAACGATTTATCAGATACTTCGTGGGATATACTACTAAAGACTAGTGACGAAACTGCGGCAGGCCGTGGTGTTTCTGCGAATCTAACACAACATAATAAAGTATTCGGTATTCGTCTTGGTAAATTTGTATCTTCTTCCTTTAGTTCAAACCAAGCTACTGATACTTCAGCAACTAATAATACTAAGACAATATCTATTGAATTAACTGGTATTAAACCACAATATGATTCACCAAATTACCTAGTACTTCATGGTGGTCTTGCTAACTTTGAAAGTGGAACAGCCGCATCTAGGAAAAAGGTTAAGTTTTTTACTGATGTACAGTGGAAAAATACAGGGGGTACATATGCTAGGTATGGTGATGATGATCAACAAGCTTATAGTACATTAATTTGGCGAGGGAATACTGCGATAAGTGCAGACTATGATGATAAGTTACCTTGGTTATCTACAGTACCTCCTACAGCCCTTAGTGGTATAGGAACATCTAGTGAACTATCCTTTAAGCTTGAGATTTGGAAGTCTCATCCTACAGGATCTAATGCAGATGTAGTAGAGGGTACTGATATATTTCTTGGTGTTATTGAGCTACCACCTGACTTAGACTATGACGATGGTGGATCTTATGTAGTTAAAGCAAACCATAGTACTTTATTATGTGGGCCTACGACACTAGAAGAATGTATAAATACTCGTAATAGATTACTAGAGGCTAGAGGATTTAGAGTTCCAGAAAAATGGGATACTGTTTGGACGAAACAAGACATAGAAAAAACATAGGGGAATATTTTGTTTAGACTCCTTAGAACACTAGTGTCGGATGCTATACTACCAAGTACATATTTGGATTTTGAAACAACTCATTTTAAAAGGGAGGATTTTATCATGCCTACAGTTGGGAAGGGTAAGAAAAAGAAGAAATTTAAATATACCAAAGCAGGTATGAAAAAGGCTAAAGCTTATGCTAAGAGAACTGGCAAAAAAGTTAAGTATTCTAAGTAGTTTATTTCTTGGGGGTTGTTTTTCTACGAATAAAACTAAGTTACCTTCTATCGCACCTGAGAATGTAACAACCGATATGGTTGAAAGAGTACAGAGTTTGAATAACCTGTCTATTCTTAGTGCTATAGGGGGCTTTTGTTTACTAGCAGGTATGGTTCTTCTAGTATTAACCAGAGGATCTATGGGATGGAGGGCAATTTTAGGTGGTAGTTTAATGATCGTAGTTAATTACCTTATTGCTCTATATGCCTCATGGATTTTTATTCCTGTAGTTGTTGTAACCGGAGCTATTAGTATAGCTTGGGGTTGGAAAATTATTGTTAAGATTATTAATGACGATAAGATCAAAGTAAAGGAGATCATTAGTGTTTAGTAGTGTGTTAGGAACAGTTTTTTATACTGCTGTAGTTTTTATAGTCGGTGGAATCATCGGCAGACCGTTATATACTTGGGTAAATAAGATGATGCCTTGGTCTAAGTCAACTTAGGGGGAACCATAGCTATGGAATTAGAAGCATTCACAATAATAGAAGTCTTGATAGGAACAGGAATTGTTTCTATGTTATGGCAAATGAATAGACAACTAGGTTCTTTAGCTACGGAGATGAAACGCTTTTCAAACATGATATCAGATCATGAAACAAGAATAAGAAAAATAGAAGGAAACTAATATGGCAGAGACAAATGAAACACAGCCGGAATTCGATTATCAACAGCCTGTTGTAAACGAAGCGGCAGAACAAGTACAAGAAATGCAGCAGGGGTTAACAGCTTCCCCGGATGATATGAATGCTATTGCTGAACGCGAAGCATTTAAGACTTACGTAAGCCAGCAAAATGTTGAGATGCCAGAGAATTTCTCTGATGCCAATCAGTGGTTTGATAGTCTAAAAGAAGCACAAAAGAATTATACCCAAGGCCAGCAGGAATTGGCACAGATGAGACAACAGATGGCTCAGCAGCCAACTCAACCACAGCCAACTGAAGAGACTCAGGCACAGCCTGAAGTTCCGGTTGATACAGAAGATTCGGAATTAAGAATTCCTGAGGTTGAAGAGGTTCCTGAGGAACCCAAACCGTTATTCCAAAGTATTGAAAAAGAAGATTGGGATAGTTGGGGATATGAAATTGCTACGACCGGAGAACTTATGGATAACACCATGAGTGAAATTAAAAGTAAGACCGGATTATCTGAGGAAATGATTAAAGATTTCGTAGCTGGACAAAAGGCTAAGATGAGAGAATCTTATGGTAACTCCGCTAAGGTTGTTGGAGGTAAAGAGAATCTCCAAAGTATGCTTAAGTGGGCCTCAGAAAACCTCAGTGAACAAGAAAGATATGCAATTAATTATGGCTTTGCTAATAAAGCTATGAGAGAAACTACTCTTAGGGGACTACAGGCTAGGTATACTGATTCTACAGCTAATTCTCCTAAGGCTAAGGAGCCTGCCAAAATGACAGGCAAAGTTAATGTAGGTTCCACAACGTCAGGACTAATGCCCTATGCAACAAAGCGTGAGTTTGCGGCTGATCGCAGTAATCCACGTTTTAGTATAGAACCGGCTTTTAGAAATGCTGTTGAGGAACGTATGATGAAAACTGATTTTAATTATCTTCCAGAGTGAGGGACAACTCTGGATAACTTGGTTACTCTTAAGTTAAGAACAATCCCCCTATATGGCAATGGATGTCTTAGATCTAGTTTAACCGCATATGGAGGACTCCGAAAGGAATAATCTAAAGTATGTCATCGTTAATCGTCCCTTCGTTTTTGCTCAAATATAAGGAGATAAACCAATGGCACTTCCAGGTGACTCATTTGATGCAACAGCTACTGGTTTAGCTTATCGTGGGAGTAGTACTGCCGGAACGTCGAACACGACGCCACCCGGTAAGTTATGGCTTCCTATTTGGTCAGGCGAAGTGATTCATGCTTACGATGAATACAATTCGTTTGAACCGTTAGTTATGTCGAAGACCATTTCAAGTGGTCGAGAAATGCAATTCCCTGTGACGGGAACAGTCAGCCTCAACTCATCATGGGATGCAGGTGAGGAACTGCTTGGTAATCAGGATTCCACATCGGGAACCTTTAAGGTTCTTCTTGATAACCGTCCAATGGCTGCTCACTTTGAGATTGATAACATTGATCTCATGTTAACACAGTGGGAATTCCGTGCAGAGTTAGCGCGTCAGGCAGGTATGACACTTGCTAATACTCGGGATAAGCAGATTTATGCTTATCTGGTTCGTGCTTCGTGTGAAGCGAAGCTTACTAATGATCCACGATCAGATCTGTCATTACATGATGGATTCCAAGGGTCGGACTATGATAACCTTGGTGTAGCCGCAGGCACACCTACGGCTCGAACTTCGTCTGCCTTGGCATATTTACAAGACCTAGAGGATTTCGTGGTTCATCTTCAGAACAATAATATTGCAACTGAAGGTGTATATAGTGTTGTCAATCCTCGTGCGTTCCAAGACATTCGCGCTCTTGGTGTTGCACGAACTCAAGCTACGGCGATTGACTCACAGCCAATGTTTGGTGGTGTTGCGCAGGCTGGTGGCTTAGGCCGACAGTTTACGGAAGGTATGAATAGTTTACAGGATTCCCTTGAATACATGGGTGTTACAATTATTAAGTCTAATCATATTCTTCTTGATAACGACCCTGATATTGGTGAAGCTAAGTATGTTCTTAATTATGCCGATGGGCAGATTAGGGCTGTAACTTGGCAGAAGGGTGCTGTAGCGGCTCTCAAGCTTCAGGGCTTGAAGGTTGATACGGTGGATGATATCCGTCGTAATACAGTATTCACGGTCGCATCTATGATGGCTGGCACAGGCGTTCTGCGTCCTGAGTGTGCTTGTTTCCATTCTGGATATGCTGCTTCAGCCGGTCGTGCTGCAATGATTACGCAGCTTGATATGACAGCGGAGTACAATGACGCTTGATCTTTGATCATAGTTGTCATTCAGTTTGACACGGTGGGCCTCCCTTTAGGGGGAGGTCTACCTTTTATTTTAACTAAGGAGGATTCTAATGGGATATCTTACAAGACTTAACGCTGTTAATGAAATGCTATTAGCAGCAGGTGAATCTCTGGTGTCAGATCTTGATGAATCCTCTGGTGTAGACACAAGTATTGCTGAGTTTATGTTAGATAATACTTCTGATGAATATCAGTTTAGAGGATTAGCTCATAACACATACATTCAAAAGAAGAAACCAGATTCCAACAATAAAATCTTCCTTCCAAATGATGCTATTAATATTACCTTATTAAGTCACCATACTAGTAACAATACCGCAGATGGATTTGATGGTTATATTATTGAAGCAGGTATTCGTGGTGAACCAAATGGTTATCTGTTTAATATTACTGAACAGACCGATCAATGGGAAGCTGGTACAGAATATACAGTAGAAATTATTCAGCGAATACGTTGGGAAGATATGGATTCTTCGATTCAAAAGGCTGTGGTTGCTGGAGCCGCTAGATGGTATCAAATGATTACCCAAGGTGACGAAGCTGCTGACGCTTTCTTGGCACAGAAAGAAGCTATGGGTATGGCTGAAGGTAAAGCTTCTGATGCAAAAACTAAAAGTAGAAATATATTTGATGGAGACTTAAGCAGACGAGCAATTCGTAGAGAACACTTCTTATTTACCAATGATCCCGCTAGATTTAGATTCTGGCGAGCAACTATGTAGGAGTGAATCATGGCTAAAAGAAAAAGATCTGTAAAAACTGTTAACCAAAGGATTGCGATTAATACTTTAGGTGGCGGTGTTGGTAGACAAGCTCCAAGTAAACGATTGCCGTCTGAAGCAGAGACTATAGAAAATTGTTATGTAACACTAGAACGATCTATTTCTAAACGATCAGGATTTGAAATCTTTAGAAATAATGAGGGCGGGTTTCAATATGATTTAAATATTGATGATATCGAGAGTAAAGATCTTTGGTTTCACTGGTTCGATGTAGCTAGTAATGCTAGATATCTTATTATGATTGATTTTAATGCAACTAGTTCTTCCCAACAATTCCTTTGGATCTTTAGATTAATGGCATTAGGATGGAAGGACATTTCTCCCGCCAATAATTCAATCGGCCCTGAACTACGACGTTATCTAACTCATAGAAACGATGAATATTCTACAGCTAGAGAAGCCTTACGATGTATTTCAGTTGGACAAGCCTTAATTATTTTAAACCGTACAGTTAAGACGGGATTTTCCAGCCAAGATTCAGGACCGGGCTGGCCCTTTGGATCAGGATCGGCTCCTATAGCTGGCCTTGAAAAAGCCGCCTTTAGATATGTTTTGGGATTACATGCTGCCGATCCAAATACTTCATATAACGCACAAAACGTATCTAGTGAAGGATCTGGATTAGCTGTAAAGATGAATTATGCAGGAACTAAAGTAACAGAAGTTACTTCTCCCGGCGATGGTTATAAGCTTGACGATGTAGTTAAATTTAATAATAATACCTTTCGATTAACTAATCCAGCAAACTATATGTTTGATTTAGATGGTAATTTAATGAACAATATTGATCTTAAAGGTAGACCTATAACCTATTATACTACTGTAGAACAAGACCCATTAGCCGAAGCAACAGAATGGACCCCATTAAATGCCTATATTACTGGTGACTTTGTAATAGGAGGTAGTCCTCGACAGGTATATAAAGTTATTAATACTATAGCTGATGGAACAGACGAAATAGAAACAACTAATTATCTCGCAGTAAGAGATGGTAAACTTATTGAGGTAGAGGATTGGGCTTATCCTGATAATGATTTTAAGTACAAGGGACAATCTCTAGATAACTTTGGTTCAATTAAGTTTCCTCCCCTAAAGACAGATATCTCTGCAAACAACGGATCAACCGACACAGTGTTTTCGGATGGTAGAGGCATCAGTAGAACCGCAGAAACATTAAGGGCTTTATATCCTAATACCGGAGATAAAGCCGATAATGGAGATGCTACAGGTATGGGAAAGGTTTACTTTACAGCAGGTGCATATCTAGCTGCCATGCCCGGATACTACCGCATCATCTCAAAGAATGCAGAAGAGGGAGGATCTGGAAGACCCTTTACACAGAAGGTTAGGACTCCAGAAGGTCATTGTATGTTTGATTCTAATAGGATGCCGGTTAGGCTTTCTTTGGTTAATTCTAATAACTTTGAGTTTGAACCGATTGAGTGGGATCCAAGAACCAACGGTACTTTAAAGACAAACCCCGGACCAGCAATTTTTACAAAAGATGATGAAAGCCTTAGACAAATAGAAATAAATAGTATTGCTTTTTACCGTGGACGTTTATTCTTTAGTGCTGCTGATACTTTATTCTCTTCAAGAATTGGAGACTTTGATAACTTTTGGTTTGAGGACGCAGGCAATATTGTTGCTAGTGATCCTATTGATCTTCAAGCTTCTTCTAATAAGTATTCTCGTATTAATGCTATGATTCCATTCTCAGACTATCTATTTATTAATACCGATAGTGATGCTCAATTTGAATTACTGGGATCAGAAAATACCATAACACCCTTCACAGCAGAATTGGCTCCTACTGCATTTTATTCAACCGCACCATTAGTTGATCCAGTTCTTATGGGATCACAGATCTATTTCTTTGCTGATAAGAAGATGTATATTTATTTCTCAACACAAACAGGCAGTATTGCTAGTGCTTTAGAAGTAAGCTCTCATTGTCCTGATTATCTACCATCAGAATTTGGTAGTACCGCAGTTGCTGGATCAAGAGATACTATTTTCTTTGTAGATGAAGATAATAAAAACGAAATCTTTGTTTATTCAAATCGTTATTCAGGAGATCGGGTAATTCAAAATGCATTTCATAAGTGGGTATTAAATTCTGAAGATCAGGTGTTAAGTTTAACCCACTTTGACGATAAACTATATGCAGTTATCCAAAAACCTAGAGGCGATGGTACAACAATTCTTTATTTAGAGCGTATTGCTATGTCAGATGAGGAATATACAAAACCTAGAATTGATCATAGATATAAACACATTACTGCCGATGAAAATACAGAGTATTTACCAGAAACAGACCAAACCAGAATAGTTGTTCCTTTCTTAGCTCCCAATATTAATGAGGTTATCTTAGATGATGGCTGGGGAGAGTTAAAGTATTTAAGAATAACACCAGATTCTGTAGTTACTTATGTCGATAGCAAACAAACTTGGGTTACTATCCAAGGAAACTATAAAACAATAGATAATAAGTTTTACCTTGGTGAATCCTTTTTGATGAATGTTGAACTATCCCAACAATTCTTTAGGGATGAAAACAATAATATCATAAACGGTATCTTAAGCCTAAAATCAATGTCGATACGTCATTCCTATACAGGAAACTATAGACTTGAGGTAAAGCGTCGAGGACGAGCGGCATTAGTAACAACTTTTGATGTAAACCAACTTGGCGTACGTGGACAAACTTTAGGTTCTTTAGAATTATTTGAACCTGAAGGTGAGATGACAGCAAAAATTTTAGGCTTTGGTTCAGAAACACAAATATTTATCAAGAGTGATTTTCCCACTCCCGTCAATATATCTAATATGGAAATCAAAGCCATGTTTAGACCCACATACAGTTCTGTCTTAGATTAAGGAGAAAAGACATGAGTTATATCAATACGAATGATTCCTACGGATCATTTGTTAAATATTCAGGTAGTGCTGGAACGTACACTTATTCGTACAGCACCCTTTCGCTCAACTCTTCAATCTCTGATCAAGACCAATTAATCGTTGTTCGTAAGTTTACTCCTTCGTCAACTTTTGAAGCCGCTGCTGCACCAGATGGCTTAGGTGGAACTAAGATTGCTGCTTCAGAACAGTGGGATGCTTGGACCTTACCAAACACATCCTCTTCTGGTAGTACAATGTATACTATTGATACAGTAGCCAAGACAATTACACTGTCTAATACAAACGCAGACTACGTATGGAACCGAAGCGGAACTACAGTTAATCTACCCGTCTTTGTTCCCTCAACAGATACCATAATCATAGCCCGTAAAACCTATGGCGTAAGTCCTTTTGTGACATGGGCTTCCGGTTCTAAGCTAACCTCTGCCCAGCTTAATCATCAAACTACACAGTTAATTTATTTGAGTCAAGAACTATTAGATAAGATTCACAACGCAAGCGACCTTGATCCTTACTATGGAACTCCCAGTGGCTATGCTACATTAAACACACTTGGAGCCTTAAGTTCAGCTAATACTAATACCCTGACATCAGGCGATGGTTTAACTGGTGGTGGAGACATTGGTGATAATCTTACGTTAGCTGTAGATTTAGCTGACGATAGTGGTCTTGAGTTTGACGTTAATAAACTTAGGGTAAATACAGACACAACCATAATCCGTGGGACTGCTGGTCTTGGTGTCATCTTAAAAACTAACGGTGCTTTGCTTTCTGATGCTGATGGTGTTTATGTGGACCTTGAAGACAGCGTAACCTCTACATCTACGGCTAAAGCACTTACGGCTAATCAAGGTAAAACTCTTAAGGGATTAATTGATGCGTTAGGTACTGGGGTTAACTATCTTGGTAGTGTAGCTGCGGGCGTAAAAGCAGCAGCGACAGATGCACTTAAAATCACAGGCGGAACTGTATATCACAACGATGCATTCACAGTCCTTGTTCCTGAAGATGCTGGTGGATATGCCGGTGACGTTACTGCTACAGTTATAGCTAGAACTTCAATGGGAAGTACTCCATCTGCAAATCAGATTCATTGGTATCTTGATCCGAGCGGCGATGCTGCTAAAATTGCTAATTTAAAACTTGCAATTAATGGTACTACTGATACTGCAAAAGTAAAATTTGGGTCTAGTTTCACAAACACGCTTGGCGTTAAAGGTCTTACAGCATCTGATGGTGTAGCGAGTACAGAGTCATATGCTAGTCTAACTGCGGATAATGCTGGTGCTGATGGAAACGACATTGCGCTTACAGATACAGTAAGTACAGTTCTCGTTAATGAATCCGCACTTACAGATGGAAAACTTGCTGGTGGCATTACCCAAAGTTCATTCCCTACCGGGAGTGGAGGAGGAGGAGCCTTTGCTGGGGGCGATACTGTAGATATTATTACAAGATCTGGTTTTGTTACTCCTACTGGCGGAACGGAAATGGAAGTAACTGTAGGCGAAGACATCCGATATAATGGCTCAGCATGGTATAACGCGGGAGCTACGGCTACCTTAGATGATACCGCATATTTTAAGCATGATGGCTCTCGGGTTGCAACTGGTGAATTTAATTTAGGTAGTAATAAGATTACTGCCCTTGCTACGCCTACGGGTGGTACTGATGCTGCTACTAAAACTTATGTTGATTCGGGATGGTTCAGTGGTGCTGCCGCTTCCAACCATATTCTTAAGTACAGCGGTAGTGCATGGGAAAGCGGAACCATTGGCATGGAACATATAGGTAATGAAAACATTTCCGCTACACCTGCCCTTGGCGATATTATTGCTTGGGATAATGATACTAGTAAGTGGACAAACTCTAGTATTGTTTCAACTCCTCAGATTTGGTATACTGGAGGAGCGGGAGAATATGCTATTGATCTTGCTCCTGATGGTACTATAGTAGCTTTTGCTGTGGGTGATGCAGTACTCCCAAATTCTACCGTAGCAAGTGCATGGTTCGTTACTATAGATGGTATTGTTCAACCAGCTAATACGTATTCTATATCAGGAGATACTCTTACATTTACTACGGCTCCACCAGATGAAGCAGAGCTTTACTTTGTTTGCTTTGGTGTTATGGTTACAACTAGTATTGCTGCTTCAGTAGGAGACTTAAGTGCAACTACAGTTACAACTACAGGCGATATAACAGTAGGTGGAGACATCTCTATAGATGGAGGAGACATTACATCCTCTGGAAGCACTGTAAATGTTGTTAAGGATTTTGCGGTTAATACTAATAAGTTTACTGTAGATGAGGCTACTGGAAATACAACTATTGCTGGTACTTTAGATGTAGTTGGTTCTACAACCCATAATGGTGAAGCTGAATTAAGATTACTCGAAATTATATCAAGAAAAACAGAAAATAACCATGATAGTGCAAATGCTATGACAACCACTTGGAAAAGTCTAGGACAAGTACTAGAAATAACACCCAGAAAAGCGGGTGATATTGTAATGATTAGTGCTAATATACCTTGGTATATGCAGAATACTACCACAAATAGTAGATATGTTCAGGTTAGACTTATTAAAAACTTTACTAGCTCCGAAGTAATGCCAACCACCCTCGATGGCGGAACAGATATTACAGACGATAATGGTGATGTCGGTAGCAATCATTATAGATACTTCTGGATTTCTGCACAAACAGTTCTTTACATGCCTATTGAGTTTAAATATACTATAACAGCAGATGATGTTTCTACTTACGACGGTGGGATAGGAACAAAGGTAAAGATTGGTTTATTTGGTTATGCTAGTAACACTAATGTAAAATATCAAGGAAACTATGGATCGACCTTATACGGATACTATTACTCAACATAATTGTTAATACTTTTATCTTTAGGAGAAACTTTAAATGGCACTTACTAAAACTAATTTACGAATGATGGATACTGGGTTCATCACGCCGCTCGACTTCGGGGCAATAGGCGATGGGGCAACAGACGATGCAACAGCCCTACAGAATACCCTTAATGCATCAGACTATAGTGTCATTGATCTTGCTGGTAAGACTTATGCAACTACCGTTCAACTAACATTAACCCGAAGTAATGTTACGATTAAGAATGGTACAATTAAGTATACTGGTACTAATAAGAGTAAACTTAGCATCCTTAAGATTGGCAGCAGTTCTCCGGGTTTCGGAAGTACTCTCAATCCCAATGCCGCTGTAAATATCGGAGAGTATGTAATAAGCTTTGCGAGTGCCTCTAGTTTTGCTATAGGTGATTGGGTAAAAATTGCGCATCATACTGATAATACAGATTTTATTTCTAATTATACTGATACTTCTTCTGTAGATTCAAACCCCGACCTAAAAACTACCTTCTTTAGTGACATGCAAAAAGTTACTGCGGTAAATTCTTCAGATAATGATATTGTTTTACTTAACCCCATACTTGGAAAACTTACGACAAACTCAACTGTAATAGAAATAACAAATATTTATAATAATATTAGAATTGAGAGCGTAACCTTCAAAGGTCATGCCATAGCTGAAGTTGCTATAGATAATAATGGTTTTACTAATTCTTCAGCGTCAGTAGTTACTGTTAATACCGCTGCTTCAGCAGCACATAATCTTGAAGTAAGTGACTATGTTTACTTTGGCGGTGGTACTACTGCTAGTGCAGACTTTAATTATAATGATCATGTTAGAGGTGAACAAACTATAACTGTTGATGTAGATGCAGATACATTTCAGTACTCTTCTGGGGATATTGTTCATGTTGCTTCGGTTGGTGGCGCAACAGCCGTAGGTGTCTCAGGATTAAATCGTGCTTTAGAGATTTGGTATTGCTCTGACGTAACGGTTTATAATTGTAATTTTGAGGATTGTCCCGGTGGTATTGTAGAGTTAAATTACGTAAATAATTGTAAGATTGATTCCAATACTTATGCTGGCCCTGCCTATCCAGATGCAGACATTATCTTATTAGGAAATACTACTCCATATCTTACGATCTCTAACAACACAATCTTTGGTGGTCGCGGCGGTAACGCCGTATATTCTCCGAGTGGTCATGCTGCAAGAAGAGGAACAACTTATGAACATACAGGTGGTTCTTATTGTCTTATTAAGGATAATAGATTTATAGGTATACGAGGTGTCGGTATTCAGTTAGGGGCTACTTTTGTACGAGCTAAGATTGAAAATAATTATATAACAACGGCCACAAAATTCTTAACTGGATTAGATGATCTTGGGGTTTCTTTCTATAATCGTAGAAATATAGTAGTAGCAGCATTTGACACAGAGATTTTAAATAATCATTTAGAAAATGTATTATCAACAGGTATTCAATTAATAAATGCTATTACTGCTGATGATGTTTTAACTGGAGCTATTGGCGATGCAGTTTTAGGCACAGACGATAACAATTATATACCCTTTTATTCTTTTAAAATAAGAGGAAATAGAATTTATTCTTCAAAACAATTAAGACCGGACCAAGGCATTGAGATTTATAATGAGGATTCTGTAAGAACAGCCGATGCAAGTCAAATAACAGACAATATTATTTATGGTTTCGGTAAGTCTATTCATTTTCATGTGAATGCTGGTACAACTATGAATAACTGTGTACTTACTAATAATATCTGTATAGTAACCGCTGATAGTACTAGTTCCGTTTTGGCTACTAATATTGATGTAACCGGCGTATCGGGCGCAAGAGCTAATGCATATAGATGGGCAGTAAATAATAATATCTTTAATATCAGAGGCGAGGCCGCTGATTTTGCTGATGCAGCCGCACACAACCTAGATCTTTTCTATCTTCAGTTTACAAGATGCTCTATAAATAGTAACATCTTTAGTTATTCTGCTCTGTCTCATGCCGACGCTTCTCACATTCGTTTCAATGATCCTACGGCTACTGGTGTAGATCAATACGTAAATAAATCTATTTTTATTGGTAATGTCTTTGAAAATGGAGATTCTACTTCGTCACTTTATGATATTTCGTTAACACAGGCCGATAGTGGAGAAGTTGGATATACTGTTGGTGAGAGTTTAGCTGCTGAGAGTGCTGACTATGGTGAACGCTATGGATTAAACGTATGGTCAAACATTTCTGATAGTGAGTGGCCCGGACCTGATTGATCAATAACCGGGTATAGTAGTATAAGGAACAACGAAATGTCAAAGAAAAATCTTGTATCACGACTAAACAATATCTTATTACAACAGTTATTAGAAGACCTACACGATCCTAGTAAATGTACGCCCGGACTTTATCAAGTTATTCGCGGCATTGTAAATGATAATAAAGATAAGCTCGATGAAATTCCTGAGGATATCTTAGATGAAATTACAGATATGCTTGAGAATACTCCTTTTAAATTTGGAACTTAAGGAATACTTATGAAAATTCCACAAGAAATGGTAGATGATTTTAGGAATCACCTATGGGCTTGCTTTAAATACTTAGGACTAGGTGAGCCTACTGCTGCGCAATATGCGATGGCAGAGGCTCTACAGGACGGCCCTAAGGATATGCAGCTACAGGCAGGCCGTGGCTTTGGTAAGTCTGTTATTACCGCCTGTCTAGCCTCATGGTTTCTCCTAAGAGATTCTAATGCTACCATTCTTGTTGTATCCGCTACTGGAAATAAAGCAGCCGAGTTTATTTCGATGACCCGTAAAATTATGGATCTTGTCCCATACTGTGAACATCTTAGACCGGGGGATCACACTACCGATAATGCTTTTGCTTTTAATGTAGAAGCTAGAGATAAGATTGGTCAGGATAAGTCATGCTATGCCCGAGGAATTTCTTCTCAGATTACAGGTTCTCATGCTGAATATGTTATCGGTGATGATATTGAGATTGAGGGCAACTGTGAAACTGCGGCTGCTAGACAAAAATTATTAAACAAAGTACATGAGTTTGAGCAGATCAGAAACGTAGGTGGTAGAGTTATTCTACTAGGAACACCACAGATTCAAGAGAGTATCTATAATGTTCTTAAGGATAGTTATGATGTTACTAAGTTTCCTGCCGTTATGCCAGATCCTAATGTGCCTAGTGAAATCGAAGATGTTAATGAATGGGTATTACAATCTGGATTAGAGATTGGCGCACCTACACAACCAGAAAGATTTCCTATGGAAATTCTGTTAGAGCGTCAAGCTAAAATTGGACCGAGGTTATTCTCACTACATTATAAGTTAGATACAACCTTGGCTGATGCAGCTAAATATCCACTAAAGTTATCTGATCTTGTTGTTATTGATGTACACCCTGAGATGGCCCCTGAAAAAGTTATATGGGCATCCTCAACTCCTAATAGAACACTACCTTCTTTTGGACTAGCGGGCGATAAGATCTTTGATCCAATGTGGATATCCCCTCAATTCACTCCCTATACACAAACAGCAATGTTTATAGATCCATCGGGAAGAGGGAAGGACGAAACTGCCATCTGTATAGCCTCAACGTGTAATGGATATATCTATATTCATGAGTTATTAGGTTTAGAGGGTGGCTATAGTGATGTTACGCTTACAAAGATTTCTAAATTAGCTTACCAATATGGATTAAGATTAATACGTGTTGAGTCCAACTTTGGTGATGCCATGTTCTGTCAGTTATTACGTCCTATTGTTGCTGAGATGTGTGGACAAGTAGCGATTGAAGACTATAGAGTAACAGGAGCCAAGGAAGCTAGAATCGTTAATGCTTTAGAGCCTGTAACCACACAGCACAGACTTGTCTTTGATACCAAAGCAATAAAAGATAAAGAAACTCAATATCAAATAACCCGGCTAACACCATCTAGGGGTAGTTTATCCCACGATGATAGGGTTGATGTACTCTCGGCGGCGGTTAGTTATTGGGAAGATACTTTAGGCTTAAATGTAGATCATGCTATTGCAAAGAACAGAGCTAAAGAACAAGACGAAGTAGTAAAAGAATGGTTAAGTAACAAACGAATATTTGGTGTATTGTCTGATAAGGTTACTGGAGCCATGAGATTACACCCGTCTAATCCACAAGAACAACCTAATAAATGGTCCATTAAAAGAGGCCGTAGTTGGAGGTGATTAAATGTTTGGTCAAGATACAACCTTAGCATCTAATGAATATAATAAAATGATCAAACAGAATCCTGAATTAAACGAGGGCTTTACAGGATTTAATACTCCAGAATTTAAAGCCCAATGGGAACAAAGCTATAATTCAAGTAACTCTGAAGAAGAATTAGGTATGTTAGCCTCATTACCAGTAAAAGAATTTTCAAAGGCTTTGTTTACATCCGATCAACCCCAGCCTATTGTCCGATTTGGTGCTTTTGATGATGCTCAAGAATCATTTTATGATGATTATACACTTAATCAGTTTAAACAAGAGTTTCCAAACGATCCTCCTCTTGGTAGTATGTACCAAGGTACGTGGCATGGTGCATCTAGAATTCCAAAAGGAAAGCACGAAGGAAGGTATCTAAAGAAAGTCGGACACCCAACTTTACACTTAGCTCTCCTATCGGATTTACATTATCATGATCCACCCAAAATACCTGAAGGAGTAGCTGTAAAAGACATATCTGAGGATGTTATTGATGGACGGCCTAATCCCCATCGAATTTATTATACAGAAGAAAACGGACAGAGAACATTATATAGTTTTCCTCGTAATAAACAAATTGATCCTAGATTTAAACCCATTGAACCAGAATATTTAAATATGTTATTAGAACAGGCTTATTTTTTACCAGAGTTACAGGGATATATTATGGATAATGAAATCCCTAATCGAAGAATTCCGGGTAAAGTTGGTAACACATATAAAATCTATGCGGATTCTGGAAAAGATAAGTATTTAACGATTGGTATTGGGCATCTTTTAGACCCAAGAAAACCTGATTCTATTACAAGAACCAGACGAATGTTACAAACTATTAATCCTCTTTTAAACACACAAGCTATTATGAAAGGTGAACAGGGACTAACCCAAGCAGAGGTACACCAGCTATTTCAGATGGATATAAGAGAGAAAACTGAAACCACACACAGAGTTTTTCCCAATCTTCATACCTATCCTGATTATATACAAGTAGCTCTTATTGATGCTACTTATTGGGGAATGATGGGCCATAGTCCAACAACCCGAAAACTTATTAAACTAGGACGATTAGAAGAAGCTCGGGATGAGTGGCTTAGAAATAAGACCTATAAACGAGGAGAGTCTAGATTTCGTTTTGAAAAGTTTGATCAAGCTTTAAAGAGATGGATAGAAGAGAAAGCTAGATTTAGAGCTAAGGAGGATTAATATATGTTACCGGGATCAGCAGGTATGTTTGCAGGACAGGCACTTATGGGTTCGGCTATGTCAGAAACAAGTTCGGCTATCAGTGATGTAACTGGAGCCGCAGGAGGAGGGTTAGGTAGTATGTTAGGAATAGGACAATTAGGTTTAACAGCAGGAATGGGAATACTTAGTATATTCCAAAAAAGAGCAGATGAAGCTAAACAAAAATTTGCACAGCAAGTTGAGTTTGCTCAGAATATGTCTAACCGAAATTGGGAAACTCTCGATGGCTCTGTAAAGAATCTATTAAAAAATATAGAAATTAGTAGAATAAATCAAGCTAGATTTAGACAGAATAGAGAAATTGGTAGAGCCGCAATGGAATATAAAGCTCTATCAAAGCATGAGTTACATAAAGATACTGGATCAAAACTTCGTCAGATCAATCAAGGTTTGCACTCTAGTATGGGAAAGCTATCAGCCGCAGCAACAGGCTCAGGTTTATCTACCAATAGTGGTACATATAAAGCCCTGAAAAACCAATTTAAAGCTAATGCTGGAGCAACTTTAGAATCTATTAAGATCAACGATCATACAGAAAGACAAAACATCCAACGTGCTTATGAGGGTCTATTAGCAAAACGAGATCTCTTTAGTTATAATATGCCATCTTATTATGTTCCTTCGCAGCCACCACAAAATGTCGCATCGCCCGGAAATAATTTTATGGATTATGCGTCAGCAGGATTAAGTGGTGCAGCAGAAGGATTAAATATGGTTAATACAATCGGTCAACTTGAAATGAATGCCGGTGCAGATCAAATGTCTACTTGGTAGCGGAGGATTTAAATGGTACGCATTGAAGATAATACTGATAGAGGACGACAGCGACAATCTCCGGGGTTTTCATTTGCCAGTGATACTCTCACAGCAGGAATGAATCTTTTAGAGGAACTAGCAGGCGCACAAGAAATAACAAGTCCAGCTATTAGAAATCTTCAGGGATATGTTCAACAGGGCGGTATGACTTCTCAACAACAATATTGGGATCCAAACCTTATCGAAAAAATGGAACAATCTGGACAAGGAATTGCCGAAGGCGTTTTAGATTTCGTTCGATCAGGATTTAGTTTTGCTAAAGAAGTTGGAAAAAATATAGTTCTCAAGCAAGAAGGATATCAAAACTTAGACGTTAATCGAATTGAAGAAGGTATCTCCGAGGGAACTGATAATCAAGAAATATGGGCAGAGCGAAGAGCCGAAGATATTTTAAAGATTCGAGACTTAAATCTTGGTCCTAATGTAACCGCAACACAAGTACAAGATTGGTTGTCTGGAAAAGATACTGATATACCGGCTTCTGTAGCTAAACAAATAAACGCCCAACTAGGCTTTAGTCCTTCTTCTTCTACATGGCCTATTCATTGGAGTACAAAGAAACAACTAGATTGGTATGACGAACACTTTGGAAACATTGAATCAACAATGGAGTCTCGTAAAGGACCAGTAGCTTTATTAAAAAGTAGAAATAAGTTTGTTCTGGATGCTATAGGAAAAAACCTAACTAAGAATTCCTTTAAATCTCTTTTTAGTATTACACTTGAAAAACTAAGTCAAGTACCGGGAGTAACAGACGAAGACTATAATGAAGTTACAAAAGCTTTATTAAACCAAGCCTATGAACACAATCCTACTTGGGCTAATGACGGTACGTTTGTTCAAGGTATTCAAGAATGGGCCGATAGACGGCTATTGATGACTCAGAGTATAGAAATGAAAGCCGTTGATACTTATATACGAGAACTAACCTCTAAAGTAGAGGGCGGACAATCAATTCTAGATTCAGTTCAACAAACAACTATAGAAGACTATAGAAACAATCTAGAAAAAGCTCGGCTTATAGGTCTTATTCCGCAAGATGCCACATCCTTTGATGCTTCTTTTGATCCAAAGGTTTTAGCAGAAGTAATTTCAAACCAGATGGTTAATCTTCTTGGAGAAAACGTATTACCAGTAACTGAAGATTATTCTTCTTTAGGCAAAGATGTATCCTTAACAGAGCTTTTTAAAGGACGTATAAAAAGTAGTCTTCTTTATCCTCTACATCAAATGTCCCAAGGAAATAAAGATGCTAATGTAGCAAGCCAAATGAAAATTACAGGCGATCTAGCTAGATCTAGTATGGAGAGAGGAGATTTACCGGCAGTACGAAAAAATTACGAGGACTTAATTACAGCTCAGCGATCTATAAATACTCCACAAGGTAGAACGCTTGTTCGTTCTTCTATTTTAGAGCCTATACTCAAAGATGTACAACAAAGTGGTCCTGTAATTCATCGACATATTCAAAGCCATTCAGAAAGTTTAGGACTACCGACTTCTATAGATCAACTAAATTATGCTTTAGATACTGCAATTCCAGAACGGGCTGAGATCATTGCTAATCTTTTAACAGAGTGGCAGTTGGGATTTAACATAGCATCAACCGATGATACTAGAGTCAATGCTATCTTTGAAGACAATTACAATAAAGTTCACGAAATAATGGAAGAATCTTATAGAACACATGCTCTAGGAGAACTTACCCGAGAGATGGAAGGTGCTTCAACTGTAGCAGTTAATGAGTATCTACGGCAATATCCGGGTGGCTTAAATACAATGGTAGATGCTACAGGCTCTCCATATACTGAAACATCATTATTAAACGAGGTCTATGTAGATATAAATCTACCCGATAATTTGACTACTATATTTAGGCTTCTTCCTGAGGGTTCAACCCCAACAGAACATACTATAGCTACACCAAATTGGGGAAAACGCGAAAACGAAATGAGACGACAAACTGGTGGTCTTATGGGAGTACCTAAAGAAACCGTTATTTCTATTGATCCTACCAGAACAAGATTAGTTTCACCTAGAGAGTTAAGAGCTTTACCTGAACACGCAGGTAGAATAAAACAGATGATGGAACAAGGTGTTTTGGGAGACGAACTGGTTTGGGAAATGATAGAAACAAGACCTGATGGAACCGGAGGAAAGGTTTACTACAAACCTGTTGAGGCAGGTCATCCAGCTATGGTTATGTATGATAAGTTAATTGAAAGTATTCGAAGACCGATTTTTAATGCTTGGGAGGCTGGAAAAGGCGGCGCGAGAAAGAGAAGCACCGGTAATACTCCCGATAGTCTAGAAATGGATCAAGCATCTATAGATCTCTGGAGAAACGCAGCTATTAATATTCCTCTTCTTTCACAAGACCCCAACCAAGCTCTTCCAGCACAACAGGCTAAGCAAATATATGCTACCGGAAGAGCCGAACAAATTAATACTATAAGAACTAGTACCAGCGGAAAACGAAAGTACGAGTCAAGCTTAATGAAAGACAACGCGCAGAACTGGTCTGAAACCTTAGGTGATTCTGATAGTCAAAGCTTATTATTTCAATGGATTGGCGATGTTTTCGTGGCACTTCCTATGCAAGATCAAGAGAGTATAACTACCTATTTAATCTCTTATGGAGATGAGAGACAGCAGATTTTTGGGAACTTCTTAGAAAACTATTTAGAGGAAGCTTATCCAATAAGTAAAGGACCGAATGGTAGACAATTTAGGGAGCGAGATATAACTATATCAGATCCTATGGAAGTGATGGCAAAGATATACGACGATGCTAAGAGTTCGGTTGAAAATATGTTAACTCCAGAGGCGTATGACGCACTTTGGGCAGACTATACAACCAAAGAAGGAGACATAACTTCCAAGTCTAGTCGGGAACAAAAAGATTCTCTTATGCGATCACAGGGAGCAGATATGTTAGCGGATATGATTTGGGATCAAATGATTTCAGACAGAACGATAGCTAGTCTTTCCGATGACAATAAATTAACAGCAGAGAGGATCGCTAAGACGGAAATATCTTTTGATTTGTTTATGACACTTCTAGATCCAGATGATCGAATTAGAATAATGGAAGAGTTTATTGTACCGGCTGTTAATTCTACTATGGCTCCAATGATATCAATGATGGAAGCCGGTAAAACGGAATCAGTCGATATGTTTACCGCTGATACTGGTTCAGACTTTGCAGAGTTAGGTATTACGTCGCTTAAGCCTAATTTTGGTCCAATGCAGGTAAAGTTCAATGAGTTAGCAGCCAGATATACGATAGAACCTGTACTACGAAATGGAAACACTGGACTCCAATTAGTTGAGCGTATAGGTAGCAATACCTCACCTATAAACGAACGGTTTATGTCTGCCACCGACCAAACAAATGTTAAGACTGGTGTTCGAGTCATCCCTAGTGAGGAACTAAACATTGGACTCCAATTAGATATGCCCACAGGAGAACCATCATATCTTGCTAGATTAATTACCCAACAAGCAGAACGATCAGATGAACGAGAAGACTTATTTGAAGACATGCTTGAGACAGGAAGTATAGACTTTAGACACTATGCTAGACCAAACCAAGAATATCCACGATCCTTAACTAATCCAGATATTTTACAGGCTGACCAAGAAAACTTTGATGCTATTATACAACAAGGTAAAGACGATCCTGATTTCGATGTACGAACAGCCTTACAAGAACAAGGATATCCACACGACTTGATCCCTAAAGATGAAGATTTTCCTGAGTGGTTAGAAAGAATGTCACTTAGGACTTCATTATATCCCGATGAATTTACTACAGAATTACAAAGTAAACCGGAACTTGGAGCTATAGCCGAAAGAGTAGATTCTTTAGCGACGGAATACCAATGGATCCGTCCTTATCTTCCAAACGATAAAGCTGAAAAACAAGATAATAACTTTAGAATGGCTTATACTCTGTCACAGATTTTAGCTTCTGATGATGTAGCATTGATCAAACCAGAGCAACAAAAAGAAATGAAAAGAATATTAGATCAGGTTAGGCAGGCTATTCGTACAAGACGGGAACCGGGTATTGCCGAGCCATTGACTCCAGAAGAAGAAACAGCAATTCAGAAAGCCGAAGAATCTTTAGACAGAATAGATACATATATAACCCAATCCCACGAAGAAAGAGCATGGTATAATGCAAATATTCAAGTAGGAAACGAGATTACAGGCTTAGAAAAAATATGGCAACTCAGCAAAGCAGTAGCAGAAGAGTGGCATCCTTCATATGATACAATGACAGTCACTAATCAAGGACAAAGAGTTCAATATCATTGGGCTAAAGAATGGGAAAATGTAGATTTTATTGAAGCTAAAGCATATGATCAAACTATGCACGAACTTAATCGTGTTTTAGAAGCTATTGATATTAGTAGACAAACTAGAGAATTTGAGGCTCCTCGTCACTTAATGGATAATTTGAGAGCATATGTTGGTCAAATAATGATAGATAATAGAGCCGAAATCCAAGGATATTTAGATACAGAATTAAGTCTATTATCTAATACTATAGAAAAAAACAAAGCAAAGATTGGAACACCCGCAGGAAAAGCAGCCTTAGGAAACCTACCACCAGAACGACAACGATTAATATTTGATCAGGCTATGGATAGCAAACAGGGTACTATTTCATCCTCGCCTCCTCCATTCGCCCAACCACAAGAATCTAGGGTTCCTATAGTACAAACCCTATCCCATATTAGAAGAGCTTCTGTAGCCTCAAATGATTACGGTCCTTATAATAACGCATGGAAAAACGTATATGATGATATAGATTTACAGTTCGAAGCTATGAGAATTACGGATCCAGAGATACTTATTAGTACGGTTGATCCTGATGGTAATCCTACGGATCCAACTGGAATCTTAAACTTCTGGTTCACAAACCCAACAGCTATAGAATTTTATCAAACATGGAAAAACAATCCCGACAATCCTAGTCGAGCGATACGCGATGCTGGTTTAGATATAAGAATGGAAAAATTATTCGAGGAACAGGTTGTTCTAGGAGCTTTTCAATTATCGGGAGAATGGGAACAAATAAACTTCGACAGTCTTCTTCCTCAGACACTACGAAGAAAGCTTTTCTCATCTCCTTTAGGAATAGGAATGGACTACATCGAACAGAAAATTCAAGATGCGTATTATGCTAAAGAACATGGGCCTTATTCTCCTTATAATATTTATAGATCTGATTCTATATCAACTGATTATACATATGCAGATGCGGTTAGAGATTACGTAACACATACTGAAGCAATACCAGACCAGAAATTTTGGGAGTTTATTGCTGAACAAGAACGACATAGAGATCCTCTTACACAAATGGATATTCTTGAGTTTGCTGTATCACGTACTAAATGGGGTATACCGCTTGGAAGATCAGGATATGATCAAACCTATGAAGAGGCTATTCCTTGGACATTTGGTGGTGGGCAAGTAACCTTTGCTCCTATGACTCAAAATGAGATGCATAATCGACATACTGGTTACTTTAGAAATAAACCCCAATCAGGAGATTGGGTTTCTGCTTTCGATGGAATTGCTGGGCGTTTAATGATTAATGGAAGATCAATAGAAGTATTAACTGGTCTAGAGCGAGTTTATAAAAAAGATATCCGATGGAATGATACATTGGGAAGATACGAAATTTATTCTCTACACATTCCGGCTCTATTACTTAATGATTCTCAAGCAAATCCTAATTCTGTTCCAAGAATACCCAAACCAGAACCTGAGGAATATGCAGGAGAAAACCTCACTTTTTATTTAAATAAAGGAGGACCGGATGCAATGGGAGGACGCTTTGATAAAGATAGAAGCATACAGATTGCAGTTCCAGAGAATTCTGCTATTCAAGCACAGCTAAAAAGAAAACAAGATGTTAAATTATTTACTAAGCCGAACTTAATTTCAGATCAAACTATTCGCTTATCTGAAAACACAAGTCAAATGTTTAATGTTGCTGGCCTTCGAAGAAAAACAGGATCAGGAGGTCACTTTGTTTATAGTTTAGTATGGGATCCACTAAACCTAACTTATAACTTACAAATTCAAGAACAATACATGGAACAGTCTTTTGGTCCGGGCTTACCAATAGATTTAGGATGGAGAGATACTGGCCCTGCTTATACTTTCCGACTTGCTATACAGGAGAATAGATAATGGAATATCCTTTAGGAAGCTATAAAGATTACCAAAGGATCCAAACCCGAGAGCCGGTTCCGCTTGTTAATCGTCTTGATTATATCGACTATATTGACGAAAAAGCAAAAGATAGACTGTGGCCGATCCCTATCAAGGTTGGAGAACTAGAGGCTAGATCGCCATTTGAATGGGATTTTGAGCGTGGTCCGCTTCCTCCCGATAAATTTGCTTCTATGGATACGCATAATTACTGGAGATGGTTTCATAATCGAGTAACATGGAAATCGGGTATGTTAGGTGCAAATCCATTTAGTGTAGATTTCCATGAAAGCCTAGCAGGACTTACACCTCCACCAGATGACGGATATTCAGGAAATAGACATACATTTGAATGGGGTTCTGGAGGTACGTTGATTAAAGATAGCGATTTAAATTGGTACTTTAATACCGATTGGAGTCGTATAGATGCAATGAGCAAAAGTAGAGATGCATTCTTTGATTATAAAACCGATGGATGGCAGGATACTTTAGATAACGCCTTTCCTACTCAACGAGGAGCTAAAATTGATGCTGATCTCGTTAGAGAGTTTATAACCCAACAAGGAATAGATCCTAAAGAATGGGGAAAAGGCGCAGCTAATAAAAACGACTATCTATATTGGGTTAATAGATTTATCTTAGATCATTCTTTAGAAACAATAAGAAAACATAGATACGACGAGCAACTGAGATTTCTTGGAAGAACTACAGAAACATCTGAAGTTATTGGCGACCATATTTTTGATATGGGAATGGATTGGGAATTATGGGCTATGATTCCCCTTACTTTAGGTGTAGGTGCAGTAGGCGCAGGAATTAAAACAGGGGGTCAAGCACTACTTAGAGGCGAAAGATTAACGGCCCAGCTTTCACAGTTTATGAAAGCTGCACAAAAGGGAGAGTATGTTAATCCTCGTTTGATAAGTAAACTAACTGGAGAAACGATTGATCTTGCGAGTAAATCAGGAGCTATTGTAGGAAGAGGACCAACAGGAAGATCTCTTGGAAGAATCCTTAACCCCCGTTTGTGGGGTAACACAGGTAGAACAAAGGATCAATGGCAATTAGTAGTAACTAGAGTTACTCGCGCTGATCCCACTAAAGGTAGAGCCTCAAATATTCTAAAAACTGGTGACGATATAATGTTATCTATAGACGATACGGCTCGCCTTATGCATAGTGGTGGATTAACAGCAGTCATGCCTACAGCCCAAAAAGGTGTTTGGTCAGCAACCTTTTTAGAGGGATCAAATCTTGGTCGTCTTACAAAGACACAACTAGGTTCTCAAAAAGTAATTTCGTCCATGCTAGGATATCCTATGGTAGCAGTTGGTCATACCCTAGAACTCGCAGCCTTTATGAAGGGCGGCAGATCTCTAGGAGGTATGGTAGGAAGAATGGGTGTTGGCGGTGGTTGGGGAGCAGCCTATGGTCTTGGTATGAACCTTAGAGATCAAGAAGATAGAATCCGAAGACAGGACTTTATTGATGGAGTAGGAAACCATGATGTTACCTTTAGTTTAGGGGAACTTGGTTGGACTATGGGAATAATGGGAGCCTTTGGTTTTGCTTTAACTGGTTTCATGGACGGATTTCTTGGAGGACAGCTTAAACATTGGTACAAAGACGCCAACAAATTAGGCTGGACTCATAAGGGATGGATGAAAACCCAAATGAAACATATCGTAGGAATGTCTACTGATACACCTCTAGATGGAACCTTTAATGGTTTGGTTAGTCATATGGGATGGGAAGAAGGCAAACTAAGGATGGCTACTTTTGTTGATAAGATGACCGGAGGCGAAGGTGAAGATTTTGCAAGATTCTTAGATAAAAATATAGTCGAAGGCCATCATAGTACTATGAATGAGATTTCTAACCTATTAGTAGATCTAAATAGACGTAGTATGGGCAATGTAATCAACAGAGAAGTAATAGAACAAGAAATAATGGCGTTTCTTAGAATGAAAAAGAATAATGCTGGTGGTAGGGTAGCCACTTCGGCTGAAAGACAAGCGAGAAATGCAAGAGATGGACGAAGAGCAATGGAAGAACGCGGTCTAGTTAATCCAATTAGTCAGGCCGACAGTCTTCGTAATCCTACCCCTAGACCTAGAGATTTCCATGCTGCGGCTCCTTCAGATCGACAAGCAAATAGTTGGTGGAAAGCATACAACGATTCAGTACAAAAACTAAATAACAGACGAGCGAGGGCTGAAAAAGCTAAAGATAAATATGGTTTAGAGAGCGATCAATTCAGGAAAGCCTTTAATAAATTTAAAAGAACAGAAGCAGAATTAACTAATTGGTTAGAAAAAGGAAATAAGGGAGAAGCATTCCCGCTATTTTCTGAAGATCTTGCACCAGAGATTTATTTTGAAAACTATCAATACCAAACAGAAGAACTAGTAAAGCTATTTGATGCTGTAGAAAAACTCAAGCTTATGGAAAATAGAGATACTTCTGTTAATGAAATGATTGCTCAACACGAGCTTATTAATAAACTTCTGAAAGATATGGATACAAAGTATCCTAGACGAGACAATAAATCTAGAAAAATTCTTCGGGATGAGGAAGACGGAAGATTGAATGAGCGAATACAGCAGGAGACAATGGAAAACTCGGAACTTAGAAAAGCTGTACTCTCTGCATTACTTAAACGAATGCAAGACCCAACAGGTAATCATGCTAGAGCATCAGAACTCTTAGACGAAGCACTGAAGCAATCTAAACTTAGTTCGGCTGTCTCCAAAGTTGCTGAACTTGGTTCTAGTAAAGCTGACGCATACTATTCTAATCTTTACGAACTAAGAACTTTAGGAAGAATGTTAGATAATACCCATGAGTTTTTAGTTGATGATTTACATTCTGTAGGCCGTAATCAAAGCGTTTGGCACGCCAAGCAAAAAGCAAAACGAGATGCATCCTATGTAATCGCAACCTATAGCCGGGCCGAAACTGCTGTACCTCCAGAAGCTTGGCCTGCGTTTAATATACTAATAGCTGAATACAGAGTTAGAAGAATTGAGAGAGGTAAGATAGATGAGTGGTTACGACAGGCATTAACTGATGAGCTTGGGAATATAGAACACCTAGATTTTGAACAAATCGCACCACATTTCCGTGACTTTGCTATTCAATTAGATGATTATTATATTACAAATTATGAACGAGGGTTAGCTGTTAAACAACTTACAAAGCAAAGTGATCCACATGGATATGTTACTCTTCAACAAAGCATAATTCAGGATAATCCAGCCGTTACCGCTGATTTAGGAGGTAGTGCTTTTCATATCAAAGCAAATAGTTATATGGAAACTGGCTTTGTTTCTATTGTAGAACTAGCAGCTTTAGGCCATGTATCTCTAGCAACTGACAAGGGAGCTATTGTAGGTATTAACGGTATTCCAAAGAAATCTATCTTTTGGACAGATAAAATTGATGGTCCAACCTTAGCCAAGCAAGTATGGGATCATCATAATGACAAAGGATTTACTTACGATGATTTAAGAGTTATCCAAGCAGCAGCAGATAACAAAAGATTTAACAGTGACTTACCTATAATTAAAAGAGAAGATACTCCGCCCCACTTAATAGCAGAGGCTCCAGAAAATCCTTTAGAGACAGTTATGATAACCCTCGAAAAACGGATGGAAAATGCAGAATCAGCATTAGTTAGAACAACGTCTTTAGAACCAGAGGCTACACTTACTACTGATCAAGTACGTACAGGATCCTTAATCCTATGGAATATAAGAAGAAATTATTTAGAGGCTATGGAGAAAATTAAAAAACGAGTACCAGACGGACCAGAAAAAGAACAAGCATTAGCAGCTTTAAAAGATAAACTAAATAATGAAATCAAACCGCGTGAAGACAGCTTTATGACACAGCATAGTCTTGAGTTTATTGAAGCTGTTGGACAACGCTTTGATCCTGATACTATGCACGTTTCTAAGGGTGATCATATTATGCCAAAGGATCTATCTCAAGCTGGCGCACCTAGAGTTATCTCTATTACTGAACCGGGTATTAAACAACATGGTGAAGTCTTAGTACTTAGCGGAAATCCCTTGAAGGCAAGGGTTAAAATATCTAGTAAACAAGTAGAATTCTCAGAATTTACCGAAGCTGTTGGAAGAGAACTTGAGGTTGGTTCGGTAGTAATCCATGATACAACAAACCCAGTATTTGAACATGCTAGAATCATAGAAGATGTAGATCATCTCTCCACAAGAAATATTGAAGATATGCGACGATCAGCAGATGGATATGAGGCAGAAGGTAGGACCGAATTAGCGGCGGCTGTTAGAGAAGCCGCTGATGACGTAGAAGCAGCAGGTAGAGTTGAGATAGTACCAGAAGCAGCACCACAGCCTCCTAAGAGTAGTGAGATATTAGCCTTAATTGAAAGGGGCAATAAGAGTTCAATATTGCTTGTTGAGAGTATCATGCATCTTAAGGAACAGGGAATTATAACCGATCTTCAAGCTGTGCGTGGTCTAAAACTATTAGCAAATACATGGAAAACTGATGATGGATTGATTGACTTTAATGGATGGTGGGCAGATGTACTAAAGAATAATCCAAAGGAAGCAGCCGCGTGGGCTCCAGAACTGTTTTTTAGTACGCTTCTGGAAGGTATGAGACAAGCTACGAAAGAAGGACTTGAGTTTGAAAATGCTATCGCATTAGGAATGAAAGAATTAGATATAGTAAAAGACAGTCCTAATGTATTTAAGGATATTCTTGAATACGAAGCTCCTGTTAGGGTAGAAGCAGAACCACAGCCTGTAGCAAAACCAGTTCCCGATGAACTTAATTTGGTTAAGGTTGAGGGTATAGATAGACCTATACCAGCATCAGAGTTAACCACAGTTACTCCCTTTGTTGGCAGAGAACAAACTACAAATATTGGTGAAGCCTTTGCTAGAAATCTCGATCAGCCGAATCCACTATTTCCCGAGCAAGATTTTTATGCTGTTGGTGAAAAGCATCTGTTTGATATGGTTGAGGCTATCATAGGCAGACCTGTAGGTAGATCTGAGCTAGGCATCAGTGAACTAGCGTTCCAAAATAATGGCTTATCTATGTTAGATTTAATTGATTTTGTAAATAGTAATACACTGTTAAAACAAGCAGTTGCTATTGGTGATAGAGAAAACTTTGATGTCAGTAAAATAGTTATTCATTTAATTAAAAAAGCAACCAATGAAGCTACCTATTATAATAGACAACAAGTTCTTAAATGGGTTACTCGGAATTCTGAGGTTCAGCAAAACATAGACTTTAGTAACTGGAGAAGAATCATAAACCGAAAGGGTGAAGCATCTAATTCAGATGACTATCTTACTATGGTCGCTGCCTATGAAAAAGCTGGTTATCATGACTCGGAGTTTGCTACGTGGGTTAAACAATATTATCCAGAACATAATATTTTAGACGACGAAGTTAACACTGAACTATTTACTCTGTATCGCCAAGAAGCAGAAATAGATCGTAAGTGGCAAGAATTACGTGGAACAGATATTGATGAATGGCAAAGAAATGCTAAAACATGGTTAGAGGAGGGATGGGTTTCGGTTAGTTCTGAAACAATGGTACAAGATATTTTAAGAGATATTGGGATTCTTAAGAAGAGAATGATTGATGAAAGTTTAAACGCTATCATGGAAGGAAAACCTTCTCAAAGACATACAAGAGTAGCCATTGAGCGAGTTATAGCACAACAATATCCTGAGTTAGAGATTTGGAACGGACACTTCACAGGTAAAGAGAACCGTCCTTCAGCAGCTTGGTCTGATGATGTTCAAGGTGAGGTAAACGGATTAAAAGAGGCAGTTGAGAAAGAAGTTGGTTGGGATAATCTTGAGGATATTATGGCTACAGATGTTGGTAAACATCCTTTGCATAGAGAAGTACCATTTGACTCTAAGGATTTATTTACTCACACAGAGATGCGAGGACCACGGAGGCCAAGAAGAGAAGAAAGACCAGACGAGGTTTCAGATATACCTACACGAGATGTAGAAGAGAATAGCTCTGTTGAGTTGGTTCAAACCGAAGAAACTATTGATAGAGTTTTAGACGATCTACCTAGTGAGCAAATAGAAAAAGAATTTACAAAAAAAGAAGCTATGAAAATTCTTGGGATTTCTAAAGAAGAAGCTAAGAAAAAGGGCAAAGAAGCATTAAACAGAGAAGCTAAAGAAGCTTTAGCTGCTGGTAAACTTGCAATCGAAGATATTGATAGACGAACAGCATTGCTTCAGGATGAGCTTAACAAACTTAGGGGACTTACTGATGAAACAACTGATAGCTTACCCTTAACCGAAGAAGCTGATGCTATTGTAGGAATGGTTAAGAAGGAAGAGGTTCCTGAAGTTGTTACTGAACCTTCTTATATAGAACCTACAAAGACAACTGAGGGAGAATTTTTCTTTGATATTGGAATATTTGATTATTCTCATGCCAAGGATGGTGATATTGTAGTTGTTTATGATGTTCATGGGAACAAGCGGCCTGCAACCATTATACCCGGCAAAGGCGGAAGCCAAAGACCTAGAGTTGCCTTTGTAGATGCGTCTGGTAAGACTATAGAATTAAGTAATGTTGGTTTGGATCCGATGACTTGGTCGCAAAATATCAACGATCCGGCTTATACAATGCATACCGCGCGTGCTGTAAACGGAATTAGACAAGGGGCTATACCCGATAAACTTTCTGATGCTGAGCTACTAACATCTAAAGAGGCACTTGAAACATTTCTAACTAAGATGGGTATACCTTTAGACGCACATCCGAGCCAACTTAAAAATCAACAGGGTCCGGTTAAACAAGCTACCGCAGATTTAGCAGCAATTAAAGCAACACAAATTAGGCGACTAGAAACAGAGGCTATAGTACCAGAGAAACCTGTTACTCTTCCTGCTTCAAAAGAACCTACAATACCAGAGAAAATCGGTGTTAAAGAAGCTGATACCACAAAAGCAGAATTAACAGCATTACTTCAGGAAGAAATGCAAATTATGCAGGAAATTGCTGATGTTAGCCGTGGAAGATTTTATTTACCTGAGGTAAACGAACAACAAGTAAAACTTGAAATAACTAAATACTTTAGTATGATGCAAGAATACGCGGAATTAACAGGCGATACTGATTTTCAAACTATGGTTGCTACTAGAATGCAAGTGTGGGAAAAGGTTAGAAACGAAAAAGCTATGAACTTACCGGGAATTTTACAGGGAAGTAATGCTCCTCCGCATATACAGAAACGATTTGAGGGAATACATCCTGATGTAGATAGATTAAAACGAACATTACAATTCTATCAAAACCAAGTTACACTTCCCCATAAAAGTATACAGAGAAATGCCAGAAAACAAATTAAACTAATTGAAGACTATTTAGGATGGGCCACTCCTATTACAAAGGTGCAGATCCCGAAGAAAGGCAAAATAAAGAACGAGCATTGGGATAAGTTAATTAATACTAAAGTTAGAGAGATTGAAGACCAATGGAATTATGTTCTTGCTTATATTAAAAGCCATAGTGTAATCTCCCGCGAACGTATGGAATACAAACGAGAACTTGAAAAGCTATTGGGTTTCCGTAACAAACAGCGAACTGAATATGGTATTCTAAATCCCAACCACCCACATATTGAAATGATTTCTTGGGAAATTAAAAGACTTCAAATGATTAAAAGTCTATTAGAAGGAGATGGTTCTCTATTTGGACATGATCACTTAGGCAAGTTCCATTTAGCAGAAGCAGCGGGACTTTCTATGCATCAAGCTAAAATGGCTGGAGATCTAGGAGGAAAGGGCAAAAGGTTACTACGAGAGAAATCTTTAGCAAAAGAAGTAGAAGCTATAGAAGCTAAAGAAGCCAGATTAGAAGAAGATCTTGTAGATCAATTCTTTTCTTATACTCCCGATGGAACACGGCAAAAGCATATGTCTCTTGGCGATCTTGTTTTTATTAGAAATAGACAGGGAGGCGGATTTCTTAAGGAAGGTAAAAAGGGAAGAACTAACAGAGCTGGACTTCAAGAGTGGGAAGTAGAACCCGGTATGGGAACTATAATGCTAGAAAAAATCCATAACATCATCAGAACAGATCTTAAAGCTGGTCAAACTGTAGACAAATCTTTAGTTGAGGATATTTTTCATGAGCTATACTATTTAGCTACATCTCGTCCCAAAACTTTAGGTAGATTATGGTATTTAAACGATAGACAATTTAAAACTTCTGTCAGTGAAAAGTTTACAGATAAGGCAGGAAACCCCAAAAAACTTGTAGATCTAACCTATGATGAGCTTTTGGGTGAGTTTGATTTAGCCGCAGCAGGCGGCTTTGTAGATTCTATTGCTTTACACCGTGCTAGTCGAGAAATGTTTTCACATAAACTAGTTAGGGGCAAGGATGGAAAATGGACAAAGGTTCGAAGACTTAAAAGAGATGGTGATGCTCTTGGAGTAGAAACCAAGTCTGATGTTCCTTTAGGTCGTTTTATGTACGCTGTTGCTGCGGGCTATAAAGAATCTTTCACTAAACGTAAACGAACAAGCGAAATTGGACGAGGCAAACTTGAAGATATAACTCCAGAAATGGCTGAACAGGTCGGAGCCGTTGCTACCGATAGAACAAGCCTCGTAGCTAAAATAGATAGACCCGAAGATTTTAGTGTCCGAGAAGAACAAGAAGGACTTGTTAATACTATGCTTTGGGAATATTTTGATCCTAAAGCAAAGGGTATTGGTGAACCAGAAAGAGCCGAACGAAGAGCTATTCAACTGTTAGTCAAAACAATAAGAGAAATGGATAGTAATCCTAGAATTTGGGATAAAGAGAAAAATATTTGGGTTGATAATCCAAAGAGTTTCTTTAAATTTTATCGTACTGATGTTGAACTTCGTCGTGCCGAATTAACCGGTAAACAAGAACTAGATGTAGATAAGATTGTTGCCTTCCATGAAGATTTTATTGCACGACAACTTAGCGAAAGTGGAGAAATAGATGCGGTTGGTTACTTTGCTGTTGATAATAGACCATTAAAAAACAGAGAACGATTTACGATTGAGTCTAAAGTCGATAAACGAACGGGAGTTAGTACACCAGCCCATCCTAAAGAACAAAGAAGAGTTCTTAAGGCAAATATTATTAGGTGGGTAGAAAGAATAAGAGCAGCTATAGCCGAAACAGAACTTAGGCACGAACGTATGTATCTTCCCTCTCGACGTAAATCTGTTTCAATGGAAAGTTTACTTGGTGAAAATATTAAGTGGAAGGGAGTCAGGGTTAAAGAACCAGTTGCGCAAATTGTTCCATTGACTTTGACTGTACATGGACAAATACCAGAGCCAAAACCAGTTGCTACTTTAGGCCAATTAGCAGAACAACTCTTGCTTCCATATCGAGCAGAGACTACTTCAGGAGCAACTAAAGGCAGACGGAAAAAGTTTAAGACAGAACTTGTTTATAAAAATATCAATGCGATAGAACGAGATTTAACTAGAAGAATTGAAGGAACATACAAGAGTTTAGATGAGCTTATTAATTCAGTTGCTGATTCACCAGAACAAATTAGAGCCAAAATTATGAAAGATGAAGCTAAGACTATAGCACAGAAGAAAGCAGCGGGTAAGACATATACTCCTATGACTACAGAACAAATAGATGTCATGGTAGATGAAACTTTTATAAGCCACCTACAAGAATTAATTAGGTCTTCAAGAATACAGGATACAGAAGCTTGGTTACAGAATCATTATAAACAATTTGCAAAGCATTATACGATGTTTATCGAGGGTGCAAGACGCTTTGTTAAGAATCCTTTTGATTCTCTACTTAAAGAATTGAACTCTATAGACAAACAATTAGCCGAACCTCAAATACGAAAAATTGCCAATGAGGCGTCTTTTGTTAACAAGATTAATTGGTTTAGTAGAAACTATGCAGGCGACAAACGAATACCTAATCTTAGAAAAGAAATTAAAACCTATAATTATTATAGACGAAATGTTCTTATGTATAAGCGACGGATCGTTACACGAATGCTAAATAAACTTGAACAGTTTACGGACCAGCCATTATATATTCCAGCTAGACCTCTTCTATTTGAACCCAAAAATAATCTTGAGAAAAATATTATTGAGTGGTTCCGCATTCATCCTGAGAATGCAACATTTACTAAAGCAGATTTTATTAACTACTTCGGCCCGTCTATAGAAACAGCCATTTCGGCCTATACTAAAGATGCTTCTCGTGCCAGAGCATTTTCATTATTATCTGATTTTGATCCTGATCCTAATGCAGTATCCTTACGAGTATTCGAGGATAAGCCTGCATTCGATCCTAAAGCTATATCTAGATTTGTACCATCAACATTAAAAGATGAGATGAATCTAAATATCGGAAGCTATCAGGATAGATTATTTAAACACCTAAAGAAAACAGGATTTATAGAATATGATAAATCTGCCCGAGGGTGGAAATTAACAGTCCGAGGTAGAGAACGCGCAGAAGAAATGAAACCTATTGGAATAGAGAGAGTGGAAACCCAACCCGTAGTAAAACCACTAACTATAGATGAACAGATTGCTTATCTCGAATCAAAGAAACAAGAAACTGTAATAGCCGCAGGTAAGCGAAGAATGGTTACGATTGACCCACAAACTAGAACTAGACTATATAATGAAGCCAAAGCTGAATTATCAGCGTATTTAAGCCAACCCTTGCCGCGAATATTTGATTCTAGACGAGAACGATACCTTAAAGCTCAGATTGAAAAATATGATAAAGGTATGGAGCCGTGGGATCATACTCAAGGAGAGTGGCGACTGGATAGCCCTGAATTAGTTATTGCAGAATATAATGCTAGAATTTCTGAACTAAGACAGCAAAAAGTTGAACCTGTAGTAGTAGAGGGTTTGGACCTTATTAAAGAATTGCAGACTATTAAACAAGAAATGTGGGATATTGAAAACTTACATAAGTCCTTACCACCAGAAGAGCAATGGCCTGATTATCCAATGACAATAGAGGGTGAAGCCTTTGATGTTCGTTTTTCTCAGATGCAACGAGAGAGAACCGAAAAAATAAGACAACTATATCACGACTCTATTACAGCTTATCAAGAACTCAAAAACAGAGAAGCTGCGATTATCAATAAGCTTAAGGAAAAACTTGGACCTAATCTACGAGAAGATCTTAGTAAAGCTGAACCATTGATTTCTAAGTCTGCTGCTGATATTTCAGTAATCAGAGAACCAAATGTTTTCAAGCCTGCTTCCAGAAAAATTCAGATGTTCTCGCCCGAGGAATTAAGAACATCAGCTAGAACTATTGCTCCTACAGCAATTCCGGCCAAGATGGTTAAGCCGGATATTTTAAACACCTTTAAAGAAGATAACCTGAATCCCGAATACAGTGGAGCAACCGATCCCCTTTCTATTGCAGACAAAGTTGACGCAGCGTATGGAGGAAGCACTAAACATTATGTGGATGTAGACGGTAACAAAGTTAACCCCGAAAAAACAGCCTTGCAGGAAGCGATGCTTACATGGGCAAAACGAAGAAACCATCAAGCTGCTGGTTCAAAAGCTGGACAAGAAGTTGCTGGGGCTGAGCGTCGATACATTAATGAGATTGGACAACCAAATATGGGCAGCAAGGAAAGGGTTTTCTCAGCAAAAGAATTAGCAGACAATCCTGACTTCTTACGGAAGTTTGATTGGAACTGGCGACAAATTATTATGGATTACGCAAATACTACAGCAACACGAATCAATGCTCAAGAAACATTAAATCATTGGTTAAAAAGTTTAGGTGTGCATTCCCCATATGGAGAACAGCTCAAAAATATTAGGTTTGAAGATCTGTTCTCTTTGATGAGAGATAGGGTAGCTAACCTTGTTGAATTAGAAACACCAAAGGGAGTAAAGGTTATCGATTCAAAACAAAGAAGAGCTTTAGAGCAAACGGTCGATTTCATGGAAATGTTATACAAAGAAATGATTGGTACTCCTGTTTATCATGCAGACGCTAAATTTGATGGGATGGTTAAAGCAGTTAATAATATTGCTCAGTCTGTCTTTGGTACAGGTATTTCCCAAGCCGTAGCATTAGTTGAGCTGCCTTATGCTATTATAGTAAGATCGGGTAATGCTGGTGCGCTCGTAAATGCTTTAGCCACAGTAGTTAAGGGAATTCCTAAAGCATCCTCAAACTTGGGAACAAATCTGGAAGGCACAGCTTTCATGTTTGATAATATTGAAAGATCAGGACTTGCAAAGTTTATGCAAGATGATAGAGTAGAATATGATATGAGATGGACTAAAAGAATTCGGGCTTTATGGAAGCTAATGTGGAGCAAAGATAGAAAATATTCAGCTACAGATGGTGGAATGACAAAGTTAAATAACTTCTTAGAGGGTACAGCTAAAATGCAATCTGAGTGGACTTTCTTAAGACAGGTTATTAACCTAACTAAAAACGTAGCTGTAGGAAATGCTAGGTATCAAACACTACATAATCTTGACAATCTTGCGGCATTTAGTAAAGCCTTTGATCCTAAAGTCTTTAGATCTAAATTAAGTGCAGCCGATAAACGTAAGTATATCAAAGGTTTAGCTAGAGAAAATAAATTAGATTATGGAATGGCTATGAGATGGTTAAGGGCAGGATTGGTTGTAGATGATAGTGGCTTAGATCTTATGCCTGTGGTTCGTCGCTTACTGAAGTGGGGTGACGCAACAGATAATAACTGGGATCAGGCTTTAATGTTTGAAAGACTAAACTCAGTTGACTATCAATTTGGTACTCTTGAGAGAGATCTTTATACTGATGTATTTGATCGTTTCATTAACTATATTGAAATGCACGCCCACGATGCCTCACCAGAACCTAGAGGTATTGCAGCATTCTCCCACTTTAATAAGAATTGGTTTGGTAGACTGTTCTCATTCTACGCTACCTATCCATTAGCTTTCTTTAATGTATATATGAAGAAAAACCCATCAGAGGTTGGAGCTATTAAAGCTTTAGCTCTTCTTTTAGCTATTGTTGGATTAGAAACTATGCATATGCAGGTAAGAGAATTACAAAGAGGGAAGAAGTCTCCACAAGAAATTGCAGAAGATTGGAAAGAACATCCTATGGCTAAGTTATTCCAGCATGGCTCTAATGCTCCTATTCTTGGTTATGGATCTAAACTATTTAGAGAAATAGCTGTTCTCCCTGTTGCTAATCCAATGTTGGGAGAGCCTGTCTATGGTGGCAATCCAATGAATGTTCCTGCTACTGGTGTCTTTAAAATGTTCTCAAATGCTATCACAGGAGCAGTGCAAGGTGATGTACTTACCAGAAATAGAACAGCAGCTACAAGTTCTATAGATATGATGGATTGGTTATCAACAGCAGGAAATCTTCAGCATGGAGAAAAAGATGCTCAGGCTAGTCATGCTATGGATCTTCTCTATCAAACCTTCTTTCCCTCTAAAGCTTTCTGGTGGGTTCCAATAAATGATGCTTTATTTAATCATATTAGACCTGATGAAAGAGATAATGCTAGGATTCTAGCTTTGGCCTATTCTAGCATGATGCAAGAAGATATGGATAATAATAGACCAGACGCAGCAGCTAGACTCTGGAATGAAGCTATCCTTGCGAATTTCTCAGAGCATATACCTAATAGACGATCTCCTAAGATTCCAATGAATACTCCCACCACCACTCCAGAGGAAAGAATGGAATTCCAGAAGACCGTAGCTCCTCCGGGGACTCCTCCTAAAAAGGTTAGGCCCATACTAACTCCCCATCTTGATATGAAGAAAGATGCCGATACTTTCGAGTCGCTCTATGAGTTTCCCTCATTCCTACAGCTACCCAACAGCTTCTTCGAAAGCGGCGGTATAGCCCCATAAAGGGCTATGACGGATAACCGGGTATAGTAGTATATAAACATACGGAGAGAGACTTGAGGTAGTATACTCTCGTCTGACGAGAGATCGACACGATGTTCCTTTGTATCGTGTCGGTATCTCGTTGGTTGGAGAGGGTAGGGGTTCCAAGGTATGTACCAAGGAATACCTCACTGGTTATTCACCTTTATTTAATAACTAGGGTGAATATGGGGGGAGGAACCCCTTGTATTTACACTATCTTTATAATATGGGGAGATCTTTACAATCGACTAGGGGGTCACGAATGTATTCCGGGGTTTAGACTATGTTGGCGAAACGTCGTCCCCCGGTAGCCCTCTTTGGAGGCTACTGTAGGCTGCTGTGGGCCGTTACTGTAGCCTTCCAGCGGATTACCAGGCTACACTACCGCCTAAACCCTTGGTACTAAAGGACTTAGAGAGTGTACTTCTGAACATGCTACTTGTGAAGGGTACAGTATGGCACTGC